TGCCTGTTGGGCAATCCAGCCGGGACGGAACACCACACCAACGGGGCCGCCGACGGGCTGGTTGGTATAAGTGGTGCTGGTGCCGTTGGCGTTCTTGAAGTCAACGGACTTTTCTTCGTGCCAGTAACGAAGAACGTTGGTGTAGTTGCCGGGATAAATCTTGGCAACTGAGAGAGCGTTAGGGTTGATCGCCATGGTAGTTACCTCCTATCAAGCGTCGAAGGAGTAACCGATGGTTGCGAAGTCTGCATTCAGCAGTTCGAAACCAGCGTACAAGGACCAGATCATCATGATGAAACGACTGAAATCGTCGTTGTTGTTCAGGAGGACCTGGGCGTTGTTACCACCAATACCCACACCGACGGACTGAGGACCGAAGAACATGCCGATGGCAGTGTCGTAGTCAGCAGAGGTGCCGCCGATAGAAGCGGTTGCCTGTTGGGTAGGCATGTTGGTGGATTCGAAGAAGCGGACTCCTTCGAACACGAAGCCGGTGGGCATGATGGGCTCACCAGCCACGAAGGTGGCCTGGCCGAAGCCTTGGCCCATATAGATCGCTGCGTTCGGCTGCATAGCCGACATCAGCGGGTTGATCTGACCGTTGCCGGGATAACGAGCAACTTCACGGAAGTCGCTGTTCTGACGCAGGTGCAGCAGGAAGGTGGGATCGCAAACGCAGCGATAGAAACCATCCTGATAGGTAGGAGTGTTCCGCTTGCGCAGGCTCTTCACCACGCGCAGGAGGTCGTCCTTGACGTCGAACTTGGCTTGCTCGGCGTTGGTATAGGTGAGGCTACCGACGGCGAGATCGCCGGGATAGTAATAACCACCTTGGGTGTCGGAAGACTGGCCCTTGGAAACAGCTTTCAGGAGTTCGTTGATGAACACCCGATCGCGCCAACGACGATAGTCGTCGAGCAGGGTCAGGGAGCCGATGGACTGATGGAAAGCCGTCAGGTTGCCGGTGTCCAGCAGGAGACGCTGAGCAGTGATCAGGGTCTCGCGAGCAATCTTGAAGGTGCTCGGCTGGGTGGGATCGTTCGGATCTGCAGGACCGGTGTACTCCTTCAGAGTCACCAGGACCTTGTCCTTGACGATGTTCCGGCTGTTAGCGGTGCCGATGGTTTGTTCGGCAGTACGCTCACGGCTCTCTTTGGAACCAGGGTTACCCCAGAAACGGTAACGGTCTAACTGAACAGTTTGACCAGGCTGCTTGGAGAAGTCGTGAACGACCACAGGTTCTGCGGCCATCTCGACGATGTACGCAGGATGCGGCCGATATAACTCAGCACCAAGCAGTTTCGGGAAATCATTATCGACGAACAAAGCTCGTCAACTCCGATCGAAACTACATATTGATGTTAGAGGATTATGTACCTTTTAAGAAGGGCGTTTGTCGCATTTATAGCGCTGAATTAGATGCCCTTCTGATTACTGCTATTAACTGAAGATGAGAAGGTGTGCGGCATATTTCGAATACCTTCTCCGAGCACTCCATAAACACCACCAAGGTTGTAGCTGTAACGCGTGGATTTACCCCGCACAATGCTCCTGGTCACAGTGTCCATTGCCCCAGGCACTGTGGATCGAATAGCTTGTGTATAAGTGTGACAGTACACAGGAGGGTTGTACTGCCACGATGCTCGGGAGCCAGATGTGTCCTGAGTTGGATTCGTCAGAATGCTTCCCTCGTACCGAGCGTGCGTGACGCCGCCCCCGGTAATTCCGTTAGAACTCGAAGTGTTATCGCCTGGTGTCTGATAGGGGTCGTAGTTCTGATTGTCTGGAGCTACGCCCCTAAAGTACGTGGATGTTCTTCCTTCGCGAACACCAAACTCTGGCTCATATGACGTCTCTACTTTCGCATTTGCGGTGGTTATGGTCGTATGTGACCGAAAACCATCAATGGTATCCAGGGTGCCGCTTCCAACGTAGTACCCTTCTTTCCAATCAGTCCAAAAACCTGATGGAGCTGGAGGAACTGCACGCCATTCAGTGGTTACATAAGCCCCAGAGTTCGGCGGCCCGGCAACTGTGAAACCTTGGTCGACTCCAACGTCATTTACGCCGTACCAGCTGACGTAATTGCCTAAAGAATCGGTATAACCGCTCCCGACAATCACATACGAGTTTGTATCCCGCTCGTAATCGGTCGTATGGTTCGGACCCGACTGAATTCTGCGTGGTCCGCTGTCGCGACGCCTATTTCTAAGGGGGTTCTGGGCCACAGTGCTTGTCCCGAGCTTTCCCTAAGTCTAATTAGAAGAATTTAGACGTTTTTTGGCCTTGTTCTTGGCTTTTACGCGCTCAGGTAGGTTGTCAGGCGTCTCTTTTTCCCATTTATCGATCTCTCGCTGCGACATTTTGCCCTCAGCCTTAAGGGCGTAAAACTTCCGCCTTTGAGCTTCGGACTTGAAAGGCATTTTTAGGCTCAGGAGCTTCTCCAATTGTAGGAGAGAGCTCCAAAATCCATTTATTTACATGGTCGCTTGGGTTTTTGATAATAAAAAGACCCATGCGCTCTAAAGACTTAGCGGCGTAAGCCTGTTGTGGAATGTCTTGGCTTGATGCACGTGGCATAGGGCAAGGAACCCCAGGATTTTTCGCGCAAAAATTGCGGAAATACAAAAAGAGGTTCCTTTGCTTTGGCCCTAGACCTTTAGGAGGCAGCCAATCGATCATGCAACAGGAAGAAGCTGCAATCCTTCGGTTACGTCAACCAGACCTGAGCCAGAAAAATGGCCAAAGGAGGTGAGATCGACCTTAGGAGAAGCGATACGGCGCCAATTTACAAGCATGTTCTGGAAATGGATGTCATCCAGGAACAGGTAACGACGCTTCCCTTCTTTTTGAGGCTGGATGTGATGTGCCAGCAGCTCTAAAACCCGTTCTTCAAACTGACCGTCTTTTGGACCGTCGAGCATGATGAAGTCAGCTTGATTCAAAACAGGCAGATACTTCATAAAGACAGAAGGATTTGCCAGATCTTCTAAATATTGAGTGAGTCGGCCGTCAAAATCCTCTTGAGTCACGTAGGTGACGGGAAACGCTTCCTTGTCGTCGTAAGGAATAATGTCGAAAGTGACCGTTTTTGAGTCGAAGTCAGTGCAATCGAGCATCACTCGAGCTGACAGACCCTGAGAAGTGCCTACATCAACCAGATTTTTAGGGTGAAGACAACGAAACAGGCCACCGAGTAACCGATAGTGATCGCCAGGCAGGACGTTAATAAATTCCGCATCACAATCGAAATGGATTTTGCTTGCCTGGAAGACCGCGTTGGCTACAAGATCCCATTCCTGCCACGCTTGTGCGGCAGGATCGTCGTCACTGGAGCAAGCAAAAGTCTGAATTGCGTGCCTGGGATTAACGACGTGGCTTGTCATAACAGTATGTTGACTTGCCCGAACACTAGCAGAAAAAAAAGCCCCCATTTCTGGGGGCTCGAAGTTCCGTCTGCAGCTTGATGCTATCAGCGGTTGTCCATAAAGAGGAGCTTGCTACGAATAGCTTCAGGACCCATCTGGGACAGATAACGCCAAGCGTTTTCGGGGTTCTGATCCATCTGAGAAGCGAAGCCTTCCCACTGAGCGCGAGGATCGACATTCACGCTACCGCCTGCGTTAGCAGCAGGAGGAGCAGGCATGTTGTAGTCCTGGCGATACTGCTGCTGAGGAGCAGGAGCTTCAGCGGCAGGCTGTTCGGCGTCGACGGGATACACCTCGGTGAAGAAACGGTTGGTGTAATCAGCCAGCTGATCGGGATCAGTCAGGATGTGCTGCATGGCCTGACCTTCTTGGGCCAGTGCTTCCATGCGCTCGTTCTGAGCGATCAGAGCGTCCTCGAGAGTGATCGAGTACTGGTTGAGAATGCCAGGAGCTTCTGCGCCGAAGTGCTCAACGACCTGACGAGTTACGTCGCTTAGACCGAGTTGTTCCGAGCTTGCCGTAGAAGCTGGATAGGAATTCGGGGTCGTAGAGACGCTGTTGGGCGATGTCGGGGCTGCCGTTGAGGCTTGAAACTCCCACGGTTGGGCCTGCGAAGGCTGACTGCTCGGTGCTGTAGCCGTCTGTGCTGCCTGGGAGTAAGCCGACGGTTGTGCCTGGCTGGGGGGCGCCATACGGCTGACCATCCGCTCCAGGGAACCCATCGCCTGTTCCCACGGGTTGGACGGGGACGGGGACGACGGATACAGGCTGGACGGGTCGCTGGTAGTAGGGACCGTAGGGGGTGT